ATGAACTCGGTATTTTCAAAGAGTTTAAGGGTGAATTCAGGTCAGTTAATATTTAAGGAGAAGGCTATGAAAATCAAATCATGGATAAAGAGAATCTGGGATAAATGGTTTCCTGAAATTAAGCAAGGAATTACTTCCCAAGATGACAAGGGTAAAGCTGTTAGCAAGCAAAAGAGATATCCCGTTTGCCGTGGGGCCTATTTACCAAGTAAAATTCCAATAAGAAGAAAAGCAATCAATTAACTTATAGGAGAAGAAATTATGGCACTATTAACCAAACCAGTAGACAACTTTGTAAAAGTATTTGAAACATCAGACGATGCACCTGAAGGGACATTTCAAGCTACAATTATTGACATTAAAGATCAGTTTGGAGTTGAGCGTAAGAAATATCAGTCTGAAGAGATAGAAAAAACAGATGTAACAACATTCCTGTTCGGATTTCGGGACAATGAGAATAAGCCTTACAAGATAGCTTCAAAGACAATGAAGATTTCGGGAAACGAAAAATCAAACCTCTTCCTGTTCCTTAAAAGCATCTTAGGAAAAGCACCTGTCTATGGCTGGGATTACTGTGAGCTTAAAGGCAAGAAATGCCTCCTTACTGTAGAACATGTAAAACGTCAGGACGGTTCGACATACCCGTCTATTGCAGCATTGAGTCCTATTCCAATAGGAATGGCTATTCCTCCAAAATATTCAGAAGGAGTAGCTGATGTGTTTGTTGAAGAAACTCCTCTACCCTTTTAAGGAGGGTGTACTATGGCAATTTTAAGCAGAGAAGTTTTCAAGGGAGCTCACTGGTATAAGGCAGATGGAACACCGTTTCATTCTATTCTTACCATAGATGAGAAGAAAATAAGAGCAACAACTTTGGCTGACGCTAGAAAGATGAAACTATTTCCATCTATTACGTCAATTCTTGGAGTATTCAGCAGGCCGCAGCTGGAAAAGTGGAAAATGAATCAGGTTGCAATAGCAGCATTTAAATCCCAGCCTCAAAAAGAAGAATCTGAAGAATACTATTGCAAACGAATAATCAACTCAGCCTTTGAACAGGTATGCGACGCTGCTCAACTCGGTTCAAATATTCACGCAGCACTGGAATCAGGAATAGCCGGTGAAGAGTACAATCCTGGACTGGATGTATACGTCAAACCAGTAGTTGACTGGATTAAGAAGAAAAACATTCAGATTATCGAGCGAGAAAAGGTTCTTGTTAATCTTGTGCATGGGTTTGCCGGCACTACTGACGTACTTTTCAGATTCAATCCTAATGGTATTGGCATAATTGACTACAAGACACGCAAAACCAAGCCAGGCGAAGAAATAACTGCTTATGACGGACAGGCTATGCAGCTTGCAGCGTATGCAGCTACCTATTTCGGAGAAGACAGAATCGATGAAGTTCTTGCTGCAAATATTTTCATAAGCTCAAATGAGCCAGGTAGAATGGAAGTAGTCAAGCATAATGATATGCGCAAACATTGGGAAGCGTTCAAGATGGCTACCTGCTTATGGCGCTATATGAATTCCTACGATCCACGGATTCTTAAATAACTACAAAAATGGAGAAAGGCCATGCCTTATAAAGATATAAGAAAAGCCCGAAAAGCTTCAAGGCTAAAAATGAGGGTAATAAGGATTAACAAAAAGGTAAAACAAAATGGAGTAACAATTGATACGCACAACAATGACTCTAACATGTTATACCCTGATGTTAATCCAAACAGTTATTCTCAATTTACACCCCTAAAGCCAGCATTTACAGCAGAACAGAAACTTAAATATGCAAAATGGGGGATAAACGTATGAGCAAGTGGGGAACTCTTTTTATTAAATGGCTCATTGCTGAGAAAAACTCCCACTCCCTGGAAACTATTAAGAAACGCAAAAAGGATGGCTCTTGGCAGAATGATCCTGTAGAATATGCTAAACGTAAGGCTAAAGCCGAAAAGCAAATGAGCGAGCCGATTGTTGTAAGTCAGCTTAATCCTATTTGTCCTCAATGCGGAAATAATAAAAAAGGATGTGGGTTTTATGAAAATAGCCTTCAGAAAACAAGAGAAAACCAGGAGAATCTATGAGCTACCGTTTTACGAATACTGATAAGTGGAGAGATTCCTGGTTTTCAGAGCTTAATCCTTACGAAAAATTACTCTTTATCTACTTTTGTGACAACTGTGATATTGCCGGTTTTTATGAAATTAATCCAAGAAGGATAGTTTTTGAGACAGGGTTAAGTAATAGAAATATTGAAGAATCTTCAAAGGGGCTGCAAAGGGGCTTTTGGAAATCTAAAAGGGGCTCCTGGATTTTCATTATTAACTTCATAAAACATCAAAAGAACTTTCCCATTAATCCTTCTAACTCAGCACATAAGGGAATTATTAAAAGTATAGAATCTCATCTTCGAGATTACGAATGTGATACTATGGATACCTTCTTTACAGAACTACAAAAATATCACTCTGAGTCAAGGGGCTTCCAAGCCCCTTCCATGGGGCTAGAGAGCCCCATAAGTAAAGGTATAGGTAAAGGTCATGGTAAGAATAAGGAAAGGATTCTTAAGGAAAACCATAAGTTTTCAGAAGAGCACTACCGGATAGCAAAAGAGTTCCATGAGTTAAAGTCCAAGACTCATGGCAATCTTAACGCTATAGCAAATGCAAACCTTGAAGCATGGGCAGATGAAATCCGAAAGCTTGAAGAGATTGACGGTAAGAATTTAGAAGTCATCGAAAAAGTTCTTTCGTTTGCATTGAGTGATTCGTTCTGGATCAATACTCTTCAATCTCTGCAAGGAATCCGTAATAAAAACAAAGATGGCATTTCAAAATTTGAGATGATTGAAATTAAATCCACCCCGAAAGGAGTACAAGACTATGAGCTTACAAATAGCACAACAGAAGGGTGAGAAAAAAATATTTGTAAGCGAGACAGGAAAGGCTCTGTTTGAAAACTTCGGGCTAAATGGAACCCAGCTCAAACAGTACGAAGAAGTTTTCGAAAAGATAATAGACACATCTGCGCTTATAAAAGTTATTAACGAACTTGGAGACTCCTACACAAACACTCAAACTCAGTACAGAAAACTTCCAACAGCAAAACAAATACTTAAAGCATTCTGGGATGCCAAGAAAATCTCAAACATTTTCGGAGTGCAGACCTGTAATTGGTGCAACAATACCGGCTATGTTTTGGGATTATATGATTATCAACTCAGAGTACCTATTCCCAACAGACAAATACCAGTCCCTACAGATCAGATTGAGAAAATAGCGTTTGAATGTTTCTGCAGCAGGTGTCAGGGCAAAGATTTGGAAAGTGTCCAGGAGAGAGAAAAAAGAATACTCAAATATGGCTGGAATAGCGAACAATCAGACAAGTTTATCGAAGATTGTAAAAAGCTGGTACAGAATGTGCAATTTGAAGAGGAAAATAGAGTTAATCCAGGTTTGCAGAAATTGTTGGAAGAGATAGTAAGCAAGTATACTCAGAGATGAATGAACAAGATATCAAAAATTGTTATGGAGTTAAGTATAACAAACTTCCAGAATGTAATACCTCCTGCAAATATGCATCCTTTTGCAAAGATTCAAAGTATCCATTTTCCAACAATCAATCCCTAGACCAGTTAGAGGACTTGGGGGAATTTGTTGCTCCTGAACATTTTGATGATAAAACTAAAACAGACATAGAAAAACTAGCCGACCTTTTACATGAGGCTTACCATCTTCTAGCTGGTATAGGAGTTGATATTTTGTTTCGGGCTATTAATGCAATTCAAGCTGTTTACAAATTTCGTCCTCTGGCTTTTCAGGTATTATTAAATAAAATTCTCCACCCCTATATGAGTTATTCAGAAATAGCAAAGCAGTTGAATCTTAAATCAAGACAACTTGTAGACTATCATTTGAAGCAAGCGATGAAAGTTTCTCCATATATTGCAAATTGTATTATTATCGACAAACGCTACTATCCGAAAAGTCCAAAGAAACGTTTTCTTTGACGATAATGTTTCTTTGTAAGGAGGCAAAATATGCCAGTAGGAAGACCACCAAAATTTAAAAAGCTTAATGTCTTTTCACGTAGGGTCAATGAGTATTTCAAGACTGCTCAAGAACCCTTTACTATTGCAGGATTATGCTTATTTCTTGGATTATCTTATGAAGGCTTAAGAGAATATGAGGCTAAAGAGGAATTTTCTGCAACGGTAAAAGAGGCTAAACTAAAGATAGAGGATCATATCAATAAGAAAGGACTAACTGGAGCTTATAATTCGAATATGGTGCAGTTTAATCTTAAAAACAACTTCGGATGGAAAGACAAACAAGAAATAGAGCACAGCGGCGATTATCAGATAAATTTCATAAGGAAGTGAATCCTTTATGGATATTTGCGTAACTATTAATTTCGAAAGGCTTTTTGGTAGTCAAAAAAGGATCAACGTTCTGGAAGGTAGTTCCCGATCCGGCAAAACCTGGAGTATTCTCCAATATTTGATTTTCATGGCACTACAAGCACCAAGAAGAATAACTATAGCAAGAGCAAGCCTTACATGGACAAGAAGCACTGTCCTTCAGGATTTCTTACAAATTATTAGTTCTCAGTTTAAATATTCATTGGACTTTTTCAATAAAACAGAAAACACCTATTCTTTTAAAAACGGTTCGACTATTGAATTTATAGGTCTTGACGATCCCCAAAGACTCCATGGCAGGAAACAGAATATAACCTTTATAAATGAGGCTATTGAGTGTGATTTTGCAAGTTATAGCCAACTGATAATCCGTACCTCAGAAAAGATAATACTTGATTACAACCCCTCTTCAGAATTACACTGGATTTATGATAAGGTTTGTACTCGTGATGATTGTGATTTTTTTCATTCCACATACAAAGACAATAAAGCTTTTCTTGAACCTTCAATAGTTCAAGAGATAGAGCGATTAGAACCAACTCCTGAAAACATAAAAGCCGGAACTGCTGATGAAGTAAGCTGGAAGATTTACGGGCTAGGAGTGCGTGCAAGCCCTAAGGGATTGATTTATCCTGAAATCACAATAGTTAAGGCATTACCGCCAGAAGAGGATTGCAAAAAGATATTTTACGGGCTGGACTTCGGGTTTACAAATGATTCTACAGCAATTGTCAAAGTAGCGCTTGCCCATGGAGAATTGTGGATTCAGGAGCTCGTTTATGAACGGGGACTGGTCAACACTCATAATCCTTTAAAACCTCAACAAAAGAGCATAGAACAACGTTTAAGAGAGATTAAGCCGAAACATAAGATATGGGCAGATTCTGCAGAGCCTAAAAGTATTCAGGAAATTAAGGACAGGGGATTTTGCATATATGGTGCAGATAAGGGAAAAGATTCAATTATTAACGGGATTGATCTGATTAAGCGCTACAAACTCAACGTAACTGAGGACTCATTAAATCTTATCAAGGAATTTCGTAACTATAAGTGGGATACAGATTATGACACCGGCGAACCTCTAAATAAACCCATTGATAACTGGAACCATTGTTTTGTCGCAGGAACACTTATTGAGACAAGCGGAGGGTTAAAGCTTATAGAAGAAATTAAAATAGGAGACTTTGTTTTAACAAGAAAAGGTTATTTCCCTGTAGCTTTTAATTTTAGAACACAAGAGCAAGAAGTAACAGAGGCGAGTTTTAATAACAGAACAGTGTTAATAGGTACGGAAAACCATAAGATATTTACAACTAAAGGAAAGAAGAAATTAAGTGCTTTGACGCTTTACGATACTGTTGTAACACATAAAAAAGGATTGTTATGGCAGTTGAAACAATTATTTATGCAGGCAAAGCTTATCGTCGATACCCAGAAGCTAGAACTAGAACTGAAAGAGTATATTTTTCACGGACAGATAATGAAACAAGACGACAGGAACGTTTACATACAAGAAAATATATTGACGTATATGGAGAAATTCCTAAAGGATATCATGTCCATCATAAAGATGGGAATCCGCTCAATAATGATATTAGCAATCTTATTGCTATTGCTTCTAAGGAACACAGCTGTATTCATCATAAAGGAATTTGTACTGAATCTCAAAGAATTCATCTGTCAAATATTCGAGACCTTACGAAGATCTGGCATGCATCGGAAGAAGGTAGAAAATGGCATAGCATCCATGCGGAAAAAATATACAAAAACAGAAAGCCGCTTATCAAATCATGTATTGTATGCAAAAAAGAGTACGAAGACATTAATCGAAGCGAACGTTCTAAATTCTGTTCAAATAACTGCAAGTCAAAATACAGAAGACAAAGTAAAATTGACGACATTGAGAAGATTTGTCGATTTTGTAAAAAAGTTTATAAGTCAAATAAGTATTCCAAAACGAAATACTGTTCGCTTAGTTGCTCTGCAAAAGGTAGTAGAAAAACAAACTGTTTTTAATCTTCATGTTTATAAAGTTCATGAATATTATGCAAACGGGATACTTGTTTCTAATTGTCTTGACAGCCTTAGGTATTGCTGCCTTATGGAGCTTCAACGCCCTCTTGCTTCTCTTACCCAAATGCGAAGCCTCGGAGGGTCTGTTTATGATTAATCCTAGCTATTTCCGAGTCTAACAAGTGTGATTTACATCAGTGCCGGCAGACTGCCATAGGGATTGAAGGTATTATATGTATTATGATATTACAAAAAGTTGCAAAAAATTGCATTAAGGTATTTGAAAATACAAATTAGCTATGTATAATAAAAAATAAGCGGTAAGACCTATGATAGTTGTTTATAGTGTTCCCTTCCAGCGGTTGGCTAGAGCTATAACGAAAAGAACTATCAGGGCTCGCTGTTTTTTTTGTTAAAGTATAATTGCTCAAATTTAATCTTTTCCTGGAAACACTTATACCATTCTTTGTTTTTGTGCTGGTACATTGAATAAATCCCATTACAGAAAATATCAGCCATTTGTAACCCGGGAGATGTTTCAGATGAAATATGAGTTATATTTATGCTGACATCTTTCAGTAATTTTGCTTTTATAACTTTACTTAAATAAGTATTAAAATCTTGGCGTTCTTTTTTGTTTTTGCTTTTGTCTATAATAAATTCAATTGTATCAGAAGCTAATTCAAGAGGCAGGCTATTTACAACCAACTTAGCTATGTAATTATACAATTTATCCTTATTTTCCTTCAATGGCTGGTTAACACCTTCCTTATTTATCGTAATAGAGTAAATTAAAAAAGTAGAATCTTTTATCTTGCTCCATGTGTATTTTTTGTAAGCCAAGCACATGTCAGACCCTTTAAGTTCATTTTCCAGTCGTTTACTATTTCTTTTTATATTAATTTTGTTTCTTAATGTTGTCTTAACTGCAATTCTGAACTTATTATTAGTTTCTACATGACTTGTAGCAACTATACAAATGGTAAAATACTTAGATGTTCCCTGTTTAGAGAAATCAAACCCTAAATCTCCACTTTCATCAAGATATAAATACCACACAAAACGATCCTAATAAAGTCTAAAAAAATAATTTCTTGGCTCTCTAAGTATTATATAGCCATTTTATCCATTTAAAAATTAATATCTAAAGAGGTTCTTGCAAAATTCCATTATTTGTGTCAGAGCTAAAATAAATTCCAGAGAAAAGGTCAGAGAAATTTCCATAGCAGATTTTGAGAATAGATTTTGACGCTAGCCATAACTGTTAAATACAAAATTATTTTTAGGGAACTTCGTTATGGCAATAACAGACTGGATGAACAGGTACGGTATTGTAAAGAATGCAGTCAGAAAATTCATCAAAGACAAATCCTCCCTCATAGACCTTGAGTACTATGTAAATCCGCTTTGGAATACAAAGCTATCAGTTAAAAACATTCAGGATATACTCGATATGGCAGATAGTGGCCAGCCTGACCAGCAGGCTGCTCTTTACAGGATGATAATTGACAGAGACCCGATTATAGGAGCTCACTTACAAACCCGCCTTCTTGCAGTCCTATCATGCGACTGGGAAGTAAATAATACCGAAGACAACGAAAGAAATCCAGAGATAGAAAAAGAACTCTACGATAGAGGCATACATGAACTAATCTGCCACTTATTGAGTGCCATTATTAACGGTTACTCAGCAGTGGCTACACTATGGGAAGACGGAGGCAAAGTAAAAGAGTGGCGGCATTTTAATCCCCAGATGATTCAATTTGATCAAGTCGGAAATCCTGCACTCATCCGTTATAGTGGAGAAATACAGCCCTTTATTGAATATCCTGAAGGACAGTTAATATTTCATCAGAACAAACTACTTCCAGGGCTTCCTGCGCAAGGTGGCTTATTACGTTGTTTAGTCTGGCTTTATCTGTACAAGAATTATGGATTGCAGCAAAAGGCAAGATTCCTTGAAAAGTTTGGGTGTCCTTTCACAATCGCAAAGCTTTCAGCGGCTGACTTTGCGAATGAAGAGACAAAAAAGCAAGTAATGTTAAATCTTAAAAATTTAGGGCTTGCAGGGAATGCAGTAGTGCCAGAAGGTACGGAGATCATTACAGTTAATCCTGCAGTGCAGAACAATGCTGCTGCATTTCAGGAATGGTTTAATTACATTGACGATAGCTATGCTTTGGTTATTCTTGGACAACTGGCTACTTCAAAAGAATCAAACGGCTTTAGTAAAGGCAATGCTCAGGAAAATGTAAGGCTTGATATTCTGCAGTCTGATTGCAGAGCTATTTCTTCCACAATTAACCGTCAGTTCCTTAAGTACTATGAAAAGTTTAACTTCGGAACTGAAGGAGAATTGTCTTTCAACATCGGATACGAAACTCCCGAAGACCTGAATGCCAAAGCGGGAATGGTTTTGACTCTTTCTCAAGCGGGGTACAGAGCAAAAAAAGAGTGGGTAGAAAAGAGTTTTGATATTCCCATTGAAGAATCTGTACAAACACCAGCAATGCCGCAACAGGACACAGCTCAACTTACAGCTTTTTCGCAAAGAAACACTGACAGGTTCTTAGCTCGTGAAGAATACATAACACGATTAACGAATAATACCTTGGATAAGCTTTTTGTTAATTCTGAAACACAAGTTGAGATGTATAAGCCGCTTCAACAAGCAATACGTGAAGTTTTTAAGGACGTAAATCCGGATGATGAAAATATCCTTGAGATATTCAGTTCCAAAATAGAAGAGCTGTTTAAAAGATATCCGGCTATTTATGATGATATGGACACAACAGAACTTCAAAAAGCTATTCAGGGAGCGTGCCTTGCGGCAATGGTTAAGGGTAGTCTTTGACGCTCTTTATATTTGGTAAAAAATATTAATTTTTAATAAGAGTTATGAAGATTTTTAATGAAGAACGTTTTGCTGTGATGTCCAGCATTGAGGTATCAAGGGAAATTCCGGAACAAATCCCGGTTTTAAGACTTGGCAGGAATACCTACACAAAACTCAGTTCCGGTAGTTCTGAATTTGATTTTACAGAAAAAGATGCCGATTCTGTTATTACTGAATTTGAACGTAGAAAACTCGAAATTCCTATTGATTATGAACATCAGACTCTTTCGGGCGTTCAAGCTCCAGCAGCCGGCTGGATAGACAAACTTGAAAAGACCGACAGCGGACTAATCGCCAAGGTTAAATACTGGACTGATACTGCTAAAGGTTATTTAAGCAAAGGCGAATACCGTTATTTTTCACCAGTTATAAAGTTTTCACGCACAGGAAGGAATGTCTCAGGACTCCATTCTGTAGCGTTAACTAATAACCCTGCCCTTGACGATATTCCGGCTTTAGTAGCCGATGAACTGTCGGGTAATGGAAAGAATCAACTAACAAATAAGGACAAAGAAATGATTATTTTGGAAAAACTATTAAAGATGTTTTCTCTTGAGGCTTTTTCTGAAAAGGCTGAAGATGAGCAGGAAAAAGCAATCATAGAGAAACTAACGGCATTGATTGATGATTCAGTTAAATCTCAGGAGTTTTTGAAACTTCATGGCGCAGAAACTTTTGAGGCATTGACTGAAAAAATCAAAACAATGATACCATCTGAAGAAAAGACAAAACTTGAAAAAGAGCTCATAAAAAGAGATGCTGAAAAGTCAGTAACACTCGCCATGAGTGAAGGCAAAGTTACTGAAGCTCTCAAAGGATGGGCTATGAGTTTTGCGGAAAAAGACCTTGCTGGTTTTATGGCCTGGTGTGCGGGAGCTCCAAAAATAGTTCCTGATAATAAGCATCTTGATGGTAAAGACAGCAATGTCGAAGCTCTCAGTGAAGCACAAATCAAAGTAAACAAAATGCTTGGGATTAAATCCGAAGCCAAAAAGTAGGAGAAAAATATTATGACAGCTTTAAGCGATAATAGGGATACAAAAAAGTTAGCTTCTGAAAATTATGCTCAGAAGGCTTTTGCGGTATTAAATGGAGAAATCCTCTACGCCGGTGGAATGCTGGCAATGAATACATCAACAATGGAAGTCCAGATGGCCTCAGACTCAGCAGGACTTGTAGTTCTTGGCCGTTGTCCCAAGTATGTTGACAATACTTTTGATGGAGAAGTATCCAATGTTGATTTTGGCGTATTCCAATATGCAAATAGTACTACTTATCCCCTTACTAAAACATATATAGGAAAAGTTTGTTATGCAGAAGATGATAACATTGTTGGCCATAGTCCCGGAACTAATGCGGTAAAGGCAGGGATTGTCTACGATGTAGATGATGAAGGGGTTTGGGTAATTCAGAAACCTCAAAGTATTCTTGCAACTTCTTAAATTATAGGAGACAAATATTATGGATATTAATCGTGGATATATGAATGCCTTGTTTACAGGGTACAACACTCTTTTTAAAGATGCTTTTTCAACTGCCCCAAATACTTTTGAACAATTCTCAATGAGTATTCCGGCTAGCGGCCAGATTGTTGAGTATCCGTTTCTTGAAGCTTTTGGAGGTATGAGAGAATGGATAGGAGACAGGCAAATTAAAAATATTTCCAGCAAAAAGCTGACAATAAAAGAAAGACCATTTGAAGATACTGTATCTGTCAAAAAGAGAGATATTGAAACTGACACTTTTAGTGTTTATTCTCCTCTTATCCAGCAAATGGGGCTTAACGCTGGCAAGCTCTGGAATGATCTTGCCTATGAAGCACTTTGCGGTAATGGTGATTGGTTGGATGGGAATCCCTTTTTCGGTACAACTAGAAAATATGGAAAAAACACAATCAATAATTACACAACTTCTGCGTTAAGTGTAACTGCATTTAATACTGCATATCTTACAATGATGAGCTATAAAACTCATAATGACAGACCCATGGGAGTTGTTCCAAACTTGCTGCTTGTAGGGCCTAAACTAAGAACGATAGCCTGGAATATCGTGAAGAACCAGTTCAGTTATGACTCTTCTGATAAAGTCCAAATAGGTAACGTAAACGAAAACCTTGTGGACTTGCTTATTGTTCCTGACCTTATCGGAGATTATGATAATTACTGGTTCTTGCTCTCTACTAAAGGAGTAATTAAGCCGGTAATTGTTCAGAAAGGCAAAGAACCCATTTTTACAAGACTTGATAAAGACACCGACGAAAATGTCTTTATGAGAAATGAATTTCTATACGGTACAGAAGCGTATGGAGCCGCGGCTTTGGCATTCCCTCATCTTGCTTATGCAGGGATTGTTAGCTAAGCTCTATTTTTTTTATAACCCTCCTCCCCTTGTTTACCCGCTGTCATTGGATGGCGGGGTTTTTTAACCAAAAAAAGTAAGAATTTATAAATAATTATAATTGACAATAATTAGGATTAAGCTATCCTTAATACTGCGACCAAGACAGTTGCTTGCGACTGGTGAAGGCTTCTATGCCTTCCTTAGGTTGCATTTTTTTTGAGGGAAGAGATCGGTATGCATATATTATATGTTGATGAATCTGGAGATGGTGGATTTTCTTCGAAAAATATTTACCAGCTAAATACTACTCCTTCACGTTATTTTATACGAACAGGATTAATTATTCATGATTATAAATGGCTATCAATAAATAAACAAATTGATCGATTTAAATATAGTAGAAAAATCCCTTTAAATATAGAACTACATGCTACAGAAATATTAAACGGGTACAAGAAGATTAAAGGGAAAACAGTTTCTCTACCTAATTGGTTTGGAGCTAATTATCCAAGCAGAAATGATAGAATTAAGTTGCTAAAAGATTTATGTACTTTAATAGCTTCTTTAAACGTAACATTAATTTTTATAATTATAGATAAGGCTAATATTGATAAAACACGCATTGATTTCAAAACAATTCCTCAAACTAAAAGTTGGGAATTTTTAATAGAAAGATATAATCTTTTTCTTCAAAATCAGACAGATAAAAAAGGAATCATAATATCAGACGCAATAGAAACAGCATTGGAGAAAAAACATAGAGAGTTCGCAAAGGCTATTTTTGCTCAATCAATCCATGTAAAAGAACATCATTTTATTGAATCAATATTATTTGAACCTAGCGAATCTTCTAACTTATTACAGATAGCCGACATAGCTTCTTATGCTATAGGTAGAAAATATAACTCAGATGATGATACCTATTATAATGTCTTAAAAAGTAAGATTTTTACTTTGAATTATAAAATTGATGGATACGGAGAAAAAATATGGCCGGAAATTCCATCTTCAGAATAACATTACTATTTACTCATTCCGAATTTAAAATCTCAGTCTGATTTTCCTTTAAACCTTTTTCTTCTTGAGCTTCTCACTTTCTTTGACGCTTTGACGATTTATAAACTTTAATAGGAGGTTTTCTTATGGCTTATGTAACTATTGCGGACATGGAACTTCATATACTTGAGCTTAAAATCTATGCCGGACAGAAACACAATCAGATTACGAAGCGCTGCTAACTTCATTTATAGCAAAAGCTGAGGCAATAATAAACGTTTATGTCTCTGACATTCCTGAAAAAACACCAGAGCTCATTAAGCAAATAGCTATAGATTTGATTGAGTATTATGTATATCGCAGAGCAGACGGGGATAAGATTCCGGAAAAGGTTAAAGAATCATTCGAGACAGCAAAAGAACTGCTTCAGAAGATAAAAGATGGCGAAATAATCCTGACTAATACAACTCCCTCAATTTCAGAAGCTCCTCTTATTGAATCTGAATATGACAAGGTATTCTAATGTTTCAAACTACATTAAAAGTTTTTGAAAAGATCAAAATCGATGATTCTATTGATGAACGGATGAAAAATTTGGGTCTTGCTATCACAGAAAAAGCCCGACGGAAAGGACAGACCTACACTAAAGGGGGGCAATTTTGGAATAGGATTTGCCAATCAATTGGTTTTACTTACGATACGAAAGCAAGAACCTTAACTTATGGAGCTAATCATGTTGCTTCAGCACATAAACAATATGGTGGGATAATTTCTGCTCCAGGAAAAGGCGAAGGTTCGAGGCATTCAAAGTATCTGACTATTCCAATCTCTCCAATAAGCAAGGGAAAAAACACATCCGTTTTTAGGAAGGTGAGTATTAAAACCTTCTTTTTTACCTCAAAGAAAGGGAATTTAATTCTTGCTATGACTCCAAGTAGCAAAAAGAAAATGGAAACTCTCTTTGTTCTTAAGAAATCAGTATATCAAAAAGCTCAGCCATATTTCCCTGAAGGAGTTGAGCTTGATGCAATAGTAACCAGACATTTAGGAGGAGTTCCCAAAAAATGAGTAGTGATAATATTTCCAATTTCATTGAGACAACAGCGGATTTACTGGACTTTGCTGTAGAAAAGTTAATTGAAGGCGAACAGTTTGAGGACATTGTTAAATATACAAAGACTACATATTCTGATTTGTTTCAATTAATTCCCCAGAAGAAACTGCCTTTGGCTATTGTTGTTTATACGGGGTCAACCTATGCAAATCTGCCAAGAAGAACAGCTGAGATATCTGTTCTTGTTATTACGTCAAATAAGCATACAAGAGAAGAAGCTCAGGATAGCGCTCAAGATAAAATAGACGCTGTTATTGCTGCCCTTGACCATGAAGGGGAAAACCAGTTCCTGTTTAAAGTAGTTTCAGATATTGCCTATGATTTTGAAGATATGGGTATTTCTGCTTACGAAGTAAAGTTTCATGTTGAAGACCATTAATATTTGACGCTCTGACATTCTATAACTCAAGATTAATTTTTATGGAGTAATATTTATGTCACTGATTTTTACACCGGCAGCTGGCAATCCTGTAACTGTAACGCCTGTTCCGGGAAGCGTTAAATATGGCGAAGGCCATGATGTAAAGGGTGGCGGTGCGATTCCTCATAACTTAGCAGGAAAAGCACGAAACGGTTCATGCCAGGTTGTGCTTGATTCTGCTGCCGGCCCCACGTTAACAGCAATTCTTAGTTTGGTTTCTGGAGTTGGTTCAGGAAGTACGAATGTATCAGGAACAGATATTATAGCAGCTCAACATTCGTATGACGCGCTTATAGATGTATCTATTGCCGGTGATGCTGTTCAACTTGCGACTATAAACTGGAAAGGAACAACCCAGGAGGCTTTATAATATGGCAAGTGTAATATCTTTTAATAATGCGACTATAAATAGCGTTGCTGTTACAACAGCAGAAATGGTTCATGGCTCTTGCAGCTATGTCAAGAATGGACAGGATGTTGCTACAACCACAGCTGACGGGAGAATTCACAACGATAGAATTGTAATAACAAAAGATATAACTTTTGAATGCTACGGGGACAAGACCTCTCTTGAATCTGCGGTTGGTCTTGGAACTACAGTTATACTGAAATACGATAGTACAACTGTTGATACAGTTACCAGCATAATTACAGCAAGTTATGATTCAAATACCAAAACAACACAAATCAAAATCTACGTAGACCCAACCTAAAAAAGGAGATTAATATGATTAATGGAATTCCCCTGAAAATAAAAGTAATAAAAGAAGATGGCTCTTGTTCTGATTATGAGACGATTTATTTGTCAACTTTCCGCAAGTGCCCGAAGCTAAGAGACATGTCAAAAGAGTTTTTTACAATTCTCGGGAAAGGTGAAAAGCTTGAAAAGTTAAATAGTCTTTATGATTCGAAACTCAAGCAGTTGGATTTTATTGAATTAGAAACAGACAACGCTGAAAAGCAAATCGCAGAATTAGTCTCAAAAATAGAGCAAATCAGAAATGAAATCATGGCAATTTCTATAGAA